TGTGATGTTGACTCAAATGGCAGCGGAGTCATAACCCTTCCCGATGGCACTGTGCAACCATTCGATCCAGAGGGACTAAATTATGATGAAAATCTTGAGGAGGGAAGATTCTGTTGGGATTATTGTGAAACTGTTGAGATTGAAGATCCATTCGGTGACGCTCCAGAGGAAATTCCAGCGACTCTTCCTTGTTGTGTAAACGGTGTATGTATTGGTGATAAAATTACACGAATTCAATGTGAAGTTTACTATGGTGGAACATCAATTCCGGCGTCAGAAAATGGAGGTATTCCATTAGTTTGTGAAGATGGTGACATCACAGATCCAAACTTCACATGCTGTAAGTCGATTGAAAGATTTGGTGCGTGTTGTATACCGGCGGGTGGCATTGAAGCAGGAAGCACAGCCGATGTTGATTTAACTGTTGGTGAGTGTAAAGACACAGATGAGGACGGGAATCCTCTTTCATATCAAGATTGTGTTGCTCTTGGTGGTATTTTCCAAGGTGACGGAACCTTGTGTGAAACAACAAACTGTTGTTTTGGGGTTGCGGGATCCTGTTGCCGACAGAGAGAGGCATCAGTTTCAATTGCCGGTAAACTTTTCAAATATACATTCAGAGAGTGTGAAAATGTTGCTTTGTCATCAGAGTGCCCAAGCACCGGCTGTGATGTTTTTGTTGAGGGTGACAGAGGATGTGACGCAGACCCATGTGGACTGTATAACAGCACTGGAATTCTTTTAGGTTATCAAAATCAATTTTCAGGTGGTCCTACTTATGAAACACTAAATCTCGATGCCGCACAATATTATTATGATAAACTTAGAACAAATGCTGAACTAAGTGTGGGTGGTGTCAGTCCGTTTCAAGTTTTCAGTAACAGTTTAAGTAGTAGTGGAACGTGGTATCCTTGGAGTTATATTTGTAGAACTCAAAATTCAACCGATTGTTGTTTAGAAACACCATGCACGTCACAAGTTTGTTGCCCACCAAAAAGTTTCCATGACCTTTATCAAATAATGTTGGACTTCCAACAAGACTCACAAGAAAATTGTCAACTTTATGGGGGCTGCAATCCACTTCCACCGCCACCAGGCTCAGGATCCTCATTAATACAAAAAGAAGTTTTTACTTTCGGTGCGGACGGTAGTTTCTGGTTTAATCAAGGTCGATTAGGGTATTATTCTCAATACAGCGATCCAACAAATGCCGTACGAGAAAGATCAAACGCACACAGCGATCCTCAGTGGAATAATGAGGGAAGAGCAGCGGTGGAGGTTGTTTTCGGTCAGGGAGTGTTAGCAATCCCACAGTTCTATTATTATCCAGAGGATGCAAGTAGTCCCGAAAATATTCTTCGAGACGCACTTCCACAATTTGGACGATGTTGTGCGAATGGAAATTCAGGCTTCTGCACAAACTCCACTGAGGAGTGGTGTGATTGTTTTGGTGGTGATACCGCTCGTTGGTTCCCTAGAAGATTCTGTGAAAACAGTGCTTGTTCCTTCGGTCCACCTCCAGGCCCAGGTCCATCACCAAGCCCGTCACCAAGCCCGCCACCGAGCCCGCCACCGAGTCCACCACCGAGTCCACCACCGGCACCTCCACCGGCACCACCACCGGCACCACCACCGGCACCTCCACCGACACCAACTTCACCTCCTGGTCCCGGTCCAGGTCCGGGTCCAGGTCCAGGTCCGGGCCCCGAACCAACTTCACCCCCCTCCGCATCACCTCCCGGTCCACCACCGGCACCACCACCAGCACCACCACCTCCACCGGCACCACCACCTTCACCGCCACCTCCGCAAAGGTCCTGTATTGTTGAATATGGATCAAATATTATGCAACAAATGGCCGAGGCAACCGCATGGGTTAAATCAAGATATCCAGACAATATAAAAACACATACTTCAAGCGATTCGTTCCGGACTTGCTCGGCTGCGGGTTTGCTTGGATATGATCCATTTTGTGTATGTGGACCCCCATGTCCTTCACCCGAATCTGCGGGAGGTCAACCGTGTAGTGAACAAGATCCACCACCAAGCAATTATTCGTGTGGTGATTGGGATTCCCAACCATGGCCGTGTGCTGATGATGTGGGAGATATTTGTGGATCACAGGGTCCTCTTTGTCAGTTGGCTAATTCATCAACCCCGGCAGGTCAAGCCTATGAATCTGGTGATATGATGTATATTAGCGATCTGCAAGGGGGTGAGGTAGTTAAGATTGAAGCAGCACCAAGAATGCTTAGATTTAGAGTCGATGCTACTGGGAGTCCAGATTTCTTAATCGGTTTTCAGGGATTTCAAACATTCCGAGAGCAATTTCAAAGTGTTTTTCCAAGAACGAGAAATTCTGTCGAGAACTTCCCTCGAATTGCCGCAGGCGTTTTCCCGTGGCGTAATCCAATTCTGCCGGGCACATTTAATCCCTGTAACGGACAAGAGGATCTCATAAACAATGATGATGTACCCGATAACAACAATGCGTTTGAACGTGGGGCCAGATTTTATTGGGATACTGGATTTACTCTTTTTGCAAGAACAGGTCAAGTTGGTGGTGTAGATGGGGATGTTTGTGCATCTAACTACAATGAACTTCAACAATATGATAACATATCAATAAATTTCCATTCATCCCCCATAAGAAAAGTAATTAATGTTCAGGGGGCAGCAGATCAAGTCGATCTTTCAGTTGCTTGCTCTTGTTTGCAGGATAAATTGATACAAATTCCCCATCAATTCATTGGTAATGTCACTGATCCGTTTTATGCTTATCCTGCAAACGGCAATGAAGAGGCTTCACCAGATTCAGAGTTTCTTAATACGGTTGCTCCAATTACAATATCAATTGGAAGTTATCAACAAAATTTCACTTTCGGAGGAACTATTCTTGATCCACAAGCACAAACTTATTTAAAAACAGAGTTTGAGTTTCCAACAAGTGCTGTAGGTGGTGGTCGGGCAAGGTGTGCAGATCAACCTAGAGGTGTTGGTTCACCGATAAGCAGATTCGAATCATGGGATGTAACAGCATACGCAGCGGATGAACAAGATCAAAGAGAAATTAGACCACGACCCGGAGGAGGTTCTCCTGAGGAATATGTGGGCGGATCCGATTCCTTCTGTCCAGACAGACTAGTTTTCGGTGCTGTCGGAAATTCAACAGCCTATCTGAATGTGTATCGAGTTTATGATGATTCGTTTGGTTACTATTCAGAGTCTTGTGCAGCAGGGCTTCGAGTTGCTGAAAGACCTAATGATGGATTGACCGTAAGCACTACCAGTAATGTAGACAATTTTACATCTTCTGGTAGAAAAGCAAGAGTTGGTAAGGGAATAGCCGCAGGTATCGGTGAAAGTTTTTCAAGTTATGTTCCGCAATCTCCTCCTTGGACACCACCACCGCAGAATACATCTTTTGGTTCTATGCAACAACGGTATTGTGATGGATCAAAATGTAGAAGTTTCGATCCATCAGATGGTAGTGCGTGTTGGGCGTTTTTGCCCGGCTCCTTCGTGGGTCCATACTTTCAACTCAGTCAAAATCCCGGCGATGACCCAAACTCGTGGCCGTATAACAATGATGCTTGTGATACATGTTCTTCAAACAATCCGTTCACGGCTTATCAATCAAACAATACAAACGGAGATAATCCTTTTGTTCCAGTTCAACCAAGATCAAATGCCTTCCCGAATATTCATGACACGAGATTTTTCGTTAATAAATATTACGGTGTTGATGCAGATAAAGTCGCACCTTTGAATTACCTTGCCGATAAAATTGTGGATGGGGAGTGCGTAACGATGCTTTGTCCAAACAACAATGACTCCGATAATTACTGCTTACAGTTACAGGACTGCGTGTCGTAATGCCAAATTTCAGAGGAAGAATAAAAACAGTAATTAATTATGATTCTCTGTTTAAGAATCTGGGAACATGTTGCGAAGAGCGTGGGACAATAAAAACACAAAAAACTCTTAATCAATGTAATCAGGTCGGTGGAAAATGGATTCCTGAACCGGATACAGAGTTGGTCGAATGTCCAAGACCATCTAAACTTGGATGTTGTTGCTCATGTGCTTACACAACAAAAAATACGGGAACGAATGCCGACTGGACACATCCAGATCATTATGATAACTTTCAAGGTGGAAGATACTCATCTACTGATGGGGTTAGAACAGGCATAACACAATGTGAATGTGATTTTTACAATGGTAATTGGCAAGAGGGTGAGTGTAACTTCTCTGAATTAGGAGACGGGTTATCATATAGACAAAGCCTATGTGAGATATCACCCGAAGAAGGAATCGAGGGGAGAGATGACGCTCGATGGCCGTTTTCTTGTTGTCACTGTGCCTATGCAGAGGGACCAGCCGATCTTGTAGTGCGACTATGTACGAGTGTTTGTAACACAAGAGAGTGTCAAGCGTTAGCCGATCAGTTTGTCCCCCAAGAGGGATCAACATGTTTCTCTGAGTATGATTTTGCAAGAATTTGTGATTACGATACACTTTTAGGTCAACTTCCAAAAGAGTGTGGAGAGGTTGTTGTTCCAGATGAAGAGGATGATACCGAAGGTGCTGGACTTGTTCTTGAATTAAATCAAGGAGATAGTTTAACGTTAGGTGGCGAGGTTTCGTACATCAAGTCACCCTTTGCAGTTTATGGAACCACCGCTCGGTTTGGAACGGGATATTATTATCCACTATACTTGACACCGGAGCGAGCAGAGGGACACAGTGGTTTTGATATTAGTTCATTTTACAGAGGAAAAGATAGACCAAGTAATCTTGGAAGAGGTGACGGAAGAAAATATCATGAACATGTTTTTGTTGAAAATCCTTCGGTAACATTTTACATGCCAGATAACTCGGTTGGACACGCACAACCAACACCAAACGGATTCCCGGTATTTAATCTTCCGGAGGTTGTTGTCGCTCCAACAAAACGATCAGCGACCACAGATGATATCGAAAAATATAGTGTGAGTGCGTGTTGCGTTTTAAATGAAAAAACAAATGTTTTTGAGTGCTCCAGAAAAACGAGAGGAGAATGTGAAAAAGTGAATGGATATTTTAGTGAGCCAGGTGAAAAGGGAACCGTGAGTTGTGATGAACTTCCATGTCCCGACGCACCAGCGATTTTAAAAGGTAAACCAGTGCCACCTAAAATTAAAATGAGTGATTTACCAGAGCCAGGAACCCCGTTTGCGGGTGGAATTTATTTCGGTGTATTCGGACCTGGATTTAGTAAAAGTGCGGCAAAGGTTGAGACTGGACGAGCCGGAACATCAGATATCGTTCCTCTCACAGATATTGGTCTTAATACAAAATGGGCACTCATTGTGAATGGAACTGATTTGGGTGATGAATTCAATCAATCAAATCTTAGGTACAAACATACCACAGCGAGTGAAAAGGTACAAAAAGGTAAAACATCTTTGTTCGATGGGTACTATAACACATATGGAAGTGATGGTGCGAAAAAGCCACCAGACAGTCATCTTTACAGATCCATTCGATCATACAATAAGTTTGGATTTAAAGATTGGTATTTGCCAAGTATTCATGAACTTGGCTTTATAAGTGATCAACAAAGCAATTTTGAACTACTTGTAAAACTCTCAGAAAATGGACTAAAAAGTTTTTCAAATAGATTTGTGGTTTTAAATTCAAACTATCCATATCTTACTTCAAGCAGAAAAGAACAAAAAAATTCTAGAAGAAATAAAACTATTTTTGAACTCCCAGCAGCAAACTTAGTGTATACTATGTTAATGGTCGGTGGAGGTCCACTGGAAAACTTGACAACAGTGACAGGTCTTGATAATCTATTCTCTATTAGACTTGTACGAAGAATTTATATTGAGGAGTAACCCATGTCATGTCCAACGTGTAAGAAAAAACAAGAAGAAGAATTTAGAAAAATTCAAGAGGAAAAAAAAGGAAACGCAGTAACCAGAGGTATTGGCATGATGCAAAGTTATGCCTCCGCTTTGGTTTCTCGTGGTCTTGATAACAAAAAGGTCTCTGAGACAACAAAACAGTTGCGAGTGATTAGTTGTTTTGGGGATCAACACTTAGGTGGTGAACTTCCAGCATGTCAACACTTAAAAAACAGTGAAACTGTCGGAAAGCATTTTTGTGGTGGATGTGGTTGTGGAGATCGTCAAGCCACTTGGTTGATTTCCGAAAGCAATTCATACAGTAAATTAGATCATCCAAAATTAAGTTGTCCGTTAACAATGCCAGGTTTTACAAATTACAAAAACTCTACTCCTGACGAAGCGGAATCACCCATCACACGAAAGTATTATATCGAAAACATGGATGCAAATTTAGTGAAAAAAATACCAGTTTCACTACCCCCCAAATTAGAGTCATAAAAGTGGGTGAGCCTTGGCTCACCTTTCTTTTTATACATAATCGGGAGGAAAGCCATGTCAACAGTAAGTTCAAAAGACGAATTAATTGAATATTCCTTAAGAAAACTTGGTGCCCCTGTTATTGAAATCAATATTGATCGAGAGCAGGCAGAGGACAGGGTTGACGAGGCTTTACAGTTTTTTCAAGAGAGACATTTTGATGGTGTTGAAAAAGTTTTCTTTTCTCATCAGTTAACTCAAGAGGAAATTGATAGAAGATATATTCTTACAAATGAAATTGAACGACCTAAAGGTTTTCCAGACACAGGTCCAACGGGTAGTGACATTGTTTCAGTCGTAAAAGTTTTTCAGTTTGGACCATTAAAAGGTATCCAAAGCATGTTTGATGTCCGATATCAGATGGCTTTATCTGATTATTTCGGTATTAATACAGGTTTGGGATATCAATCTAATTTAGGTTTGGCTTCTTTTGACTCTGCAAAAAGATATATCAGTATGATTCAAGACTTTTTTCAACCAGAAAAAGAAGTTCGGTTCAGCAAAGTAACAAATAGACTTTTAATTGACGCTGATCTTTCGGATCAAATCACCGCTGGAGATTTTCTTATAATTGAAGCGTATGCCGCATTAGATCCAAATGTATTTACAGAAATATACAATGATAGAATATTCAAAAAATATGTGACTGCTCTTATTAAAAAACAATGGGGAACAAACCTGTCTAAATTTGCGGGGGTTCAACTTCCGGGCGGTGTTCAATTAAATGGACCTCAAATTTATGCAGAGGCAATTCAGGAAATTCAAATCATCGAGCAAGAGTTCTATTCTCAATATGAACTCCCAATTGACTTTATACTGGCATGAAAAGTTCTTATTTTAAAGATAATTCGAGTGAACAAAATCTCGTCGAGGATCTTTCGGTAGAGTCGATTAAAATTAATGGACGAGACATGATTTATATTCCCCGTCAATTACTTGATGAGGATAGATTGTTTGGTGAGGACAATTCTGCCAAGTTTTCTAAAGGTTATGAATTTGAAATGTATATTCAATCCGTAAATGGGTTTGAAGGTGACGGTGATATTTTATCAAAATTTGGCATTCAGATTAATGACAGAATGAATTTGGTTGTTGCAAGAAAAAGATTTGAACAAGAGGTGACAACATATGAGCCCTCTATCACCCGTCCAAGAGAAGGTGATATTATTTATTTTCCGTTGAGTAGAACTCTTTTTGAAATAAACTTTGTTGAACACGAAAATCCTTTTTACCAACTTGGAAAACTTTACACTTACCTTTTGATTTGTGAAACGTTTACCTATGGACAAGAGGACATGGATACTGGATTCTCAACCGTCGATAGTCTTGAATCTAATGTTCAGGGAGTTCAAGATGACACGATTATACCTCTCAACCCTACGGGACAAACTGCTGGAGATAATGATACAATTCAAAACTTCCAAAACGATTTGAGTATTTTTGACTTTACCGATAAGGATCCCTTCAGTGAGGGTGGTTACTGATGTTTAGCACTTATTATAACGAATCTTTAAGAAAATTAGTTATCGGGTTTGGCTCTCTTTTTAATAACCTTAACGTTCGTTTTTTTGATTCAAACGGAGATATCTCTCAAACAGTTAGAGTTCCGATTACATATTCACCAAAAGAAAAATTTATCTCAAGATTAAACGAAGGTGGTTCAATTCTTGAAAATGAAACGAAAGTAAAAGCGATTCTTCCTCGAATGGGTTTTGACATAACAGGAATTAATTATGATCCAACACGAACGATAAATAAACTCACTAAAACTAGAAAAACAGACGGCCCAATAACGAGAGAAAGTTTTAATGAAGTTCCATACAACGTCTCGTTTGGCTTATATTCATTTACCTCATCAATTGATGAAAATTTACAACTCATAGAGCAAATAGCACCGTTTTTTACACCGGAGTTCAACGTCACGATAAAAATGAATGACCTTCATACAAAAGTTGATGTTCCAATTGTGTTATCAAATATAAACATTGAAGAAAATTACGAGGGTGATTTTTTCAATCGAAGATTTATCGCAACCACCTTTGAGTTTTTAGCAAAATCATACCTGTATGGTCCAATTAAAACTCAAGGATCGACTGCAAGTGGGATTATCACTGCAATTACCGGAGACTTCTATCAAAGTCTTGATGACGCTTTTGATGATGAAAGTGCTGTTGTTGCCTCGTTTGGAATTACAGGTGAAATCGTGGGAACAACAGGCACAGCCGGAACAGTTTATTATCCTGCTCACGGTAGAACAAATTAATATGGAGATGTTATGGATTCTAAGAACAAAATATCTGATGCCCTTGAAACAACCTACAAGGCAGAGGTTAACGATATAAAAAAAGAAGTCAAGGAAATTCAACTCAATGGTGATAAAGCAGACATTGATTTCAATATTACTCGAAAAAATCTAAAGGAACTCATTGATCGTGGTAGCGAAGCCATTGACGGTATCCTGAAGATTGCATCTGAGGGGGATCAACCAAGAGCATACGAGGTTGCTGCCACTCTTATCAAAACGGTTTCTGAGGTGAACACTGATCTCATGGACTTACATAAGAAGATGTCAGACATGGATAAAACTGAAGTGAATGTGAACAACACCACAAACAATGCCATCTATGTTGGCTCAACGCTCGAACTTCAGGATTTGATCAACAATGATCGAAGTTCCAGAGCGAAAGCCAGACAGGATGTCTTGGATGTGACGGAGAATTTAGATGAGTGATAAACAAAAGGGATATCTTGGTAATCCAAACCTGAAAGAAACTGGTTTGGAGATGTCCTTCACCAAAGCACAAGTTAAAGAATACATGAAATGTGCTGGGGATCCGATTTATTTTACAAAGAAATATGTTAAAGTTGTTTCGCTTGATAAGGGTTTGATTCCCTTTGATCTATACGATTATCAAAAAGAAATTGTTGATACAATCCACAATAATCGTTTCGTGATCTGCAAACTTCCTCGACAGTCTGGTAAGTCCACCACGGTTGTTTCTTACATTCTACACTACATTCTTTTCAACCAAGACATGACGGTTGGTATTCTTGCTAACAAACAAAGCACAGCAAGAGAACTTTTGCACCGACTTAAACTGGCATATGAGTATCTTCCGATCTGGTTGCAGCAGGGTATTGTAGAATGGAACAAAGGTTCCATTCAGTTGGAGAACGGCTCTCGGATCATCGCATCGTCAACATCATCGAGTGCGATTCGGGGTGGTTCGTTCAACATGATCTTCCTTGATGAATTTGCTCACGTTCCTCACGGTATCGCTGATGAATTTTTTAGTTCTGTGTACCCTACAATCTCCTCTGGACAGTCCACGAAAGTCCTGATGGTTTCCACTCCGAACGGTCTGAACATGTTCTACCACTACTGGAAGGGTGCTACAAAGGAGGCAGGGCAAATTGGAAAGAACGAGTATGTTCCCATCGAAGTTCACTGGTCGCAAGTTCCCATGTATCCCGGCGGACCTCTTCGGAATGAGAAGTGGAAGGAGGAAACGATTGCAAACACCAGCGAGATTCAATTCCAGACAGAATTTGAATGTGACTTTGTTGGTTCTGCAAACACCCTGATATCCTCGTCTAAACTTCACGCTTTGTCTTGGATCAATCCTATTGAAAGAAACAAAGACGGTTTAGATATTTACGAAAAGCCAAAACCAGAGCACAAGTATGTTTGTGTGGTGGATACAGCACGAGGACAAGGTAAAGACTACAGTGCATTTACCATAACGGACATTACACAAACACCCTATAAAATTGTAGCAAAATACCGAAATAATATTATCTCACCGATGGTATATCCGACCGTGATTAAAGCGGTCGCTGAGACTTATAATAAGGCTCAAACACTCATTGAAATTAATGACATCGGTGGGCAGGTTGCGGACGTTCTTCACCGTGATTTGGAATACGAAAATATTCTCATGTGTTCTTTCCGAGGCAGAGCGGGACAAACTATCTCTGGTGGTTTTGGTGGTTCGAACACTCACATGGGAGTGAGAACAACGAGTGCTGTTAAAAAACTTGGTTGTTCCGTTCTTAAGAGTTTGTTGGAACAAGACAAATTAATTGTCGAGGATTTGGAGATTGTGAATGAACTCATCACGTTTGTCGCAAAAGGACAATCCTATGAAGCAGATGAGGGACATAACGATGATTTGGTTATGACTCTAGTTTTATTTTCGTGGCTCACTCGACAAGATTACTTTAAAGATTTGACAAACACAGATGTTCGCATAGATATATTTGACGAGGAGATAAAAAGATTGGAGGCAGAGGTAATGCCTTTTGGTTATGTTCCCCATGTCGAAGATGACGCAAATGGAGTGTGGGACGGTCAGGATAGATGGTTTCCTTAAAAACATAAAAAAGATAAATACACTGAAAACCTGTAACTCCGGAGGACAAAAATGGCTGAAATTAAATTCATAAACACTGGTCGTGCAAGAGTTATTATTAACGTAAACGACACATCATTTGTAAACCTTTTTTCAGAGGGAGAGGGAGCACACATCTCTGCTTACATTCCTCTTGATGGATCAATTGTTGATAAACTTGGAAGCACCGCTGAAAGAAGTCAAGGATTCCTTGAAGAATCTGACATCGGAAATTGGGGCACACGATTAAGAAATGCGTCTTTTGGACAAACTGCGTTTAGTAACCCAGAAGATACAAACTTTGGTTTGTCCGCTGACTGGTATTCAGTTCAGCAATATTTGTTGTATGGTGGAAATGTTGTTGTGGGATCAACTCCAGATAACTTCACGAATGTTTTAATTGACTCCATGTATTCTACCTCCGGAAATGTTTCTCACGTTACAAACGCTATGAACTCTGCGATGTCCACAAGGGGTGGTGATTTTGTTGCCATTTTCCCAGCGGGTGGTTCAGGTTCTGGTGTGACAGCAGAGGAATTGACACCAGATACCAGCGAAGCCCATGCAGATAAGAAAATTTTTGTTTACGGATATAAAAAGCATTTGGGTTACGAAAGAAATGCAACCGACGATAGTAAATTAATTACCACATCGTGTGCTGCTGACGTTGCAGGATGTCTGGCAAGAACTGACAGAGAATTTGCTCCTTATTATTCCCCTGCGGGATTCAAACGTGGTAGAATTCTTGATGTCATAAGATTGGTGCAAAATCCAACAGAAACTGAGCAAGATCGCTTGTATGACGCAAATATTAACCCAGTTGTTACTTTTGTGGGTGAAGGAACCTTCTTGTTTGGAGATAAGACTGCTAAGGACGAAGCATCAACTCTTAGTAGAATTAACGTCTCTAGACTCTTTATCTTCCTGAAGAGAACAATTGGACGAATTGCAAGACAATTCCTCTTTGAATTTAACGACATTGAGTCACGATCTGCGTTCTCCTCTCAAGCGACTAATGTTTTGAGAGCGATTAAAGCGGATCGAGGTGTTTTTGACTTTAAAGTTCAATGTGATGAATCAAACAACCCACCGGATAAGATTGACGCAAATATCTTTACGGCTGATGTTTTTGTGAAACCAACAAAGTCTGTCAACTTTATTCAATTAACATTCACAAACAAAAATCAGTCAGATGAACTGAACTAATAGAAGGAGAGAACAATGGCAGACGTAAGTTCTTTTAGATCACAGTTTCTTGGTGGAACAAGACAAAACAGATTCATTGTTCATGGATCTGTTGGTACGGAAAGCACCGACTTAAACGATCAAACCAAATTCTTTGTAAAAGCAGGACAATTACCACCATCGACAGTTGGTATTATTCCAGTGCCATACAGAGGTCGTATTGTGAAAGTTCCCGGCGACAGGCAATACCTTGAGTGGCCGATTGTCTGTTACGATCAGGCAAAGAACGCAGGATCAGAGCCGGGAGCCGAAGGTGGAGCGGTTAATGCGAACACAATTTATCGTGCGATGCATGATTGGAGTGAGCAAATTAATGAGCACGCTAGGAATGTTCAAAGTGAAGACTGGACAGATATTGCCGCTGGTGGTCTCACTGAGTGGAAAATTGCACACTTAGACTTGGAGGGAAATGCTCTCAAGGGTTACAAATTGATTAACTGCTGGCCCGTTGAGGTTGGTTCTATTGACTTAAGTTTCGATGCTTTGGACACCGTGGTCGAGTTCCCAGTAACTCTTGCGTATGATCACTTTGTTCCATTAACTTCACAAGAACTTTCGGGAATGAATCTTGTGCCACCAGAACCGGCTGGTAACTAATAAATACTTTATAATATGATTACAGTGAAAGAGGGAAAATATGCCAATAAATTTATTCGGATTTACGATTGGTAGACAAGAAAATGATGAGTCGGGTGCAAACGATGTTGTTGCACCCGATTCTTATGATGGTTCATATACTTTAGATTCAGGATCAGTGTATGGTGGATTTATGTCCACCTATACTGATTTTTCTGGTGGAGCAAAAACAGAAGAAGAATTTATTAAAAGATATCGGTCAATGTCACTTTTTCCAGAGGTTGACATGGCAATTGAAGATATTGTAAACGATGCGATTGTTTTGGACGAGGATCAAGAGCCAATTAAATTGGATCTAGAAAAGACTCTTCTCCCAGATCAAATCAAAGCGAGAGTGTATCAAGAGTATGAAAGAGTTCTTGATCTACTTAATTTTGCGAAAGATTCTCATCTTTTGTTCAGGCGCTGGTATGTTGACAGTAAATTATTTTTCTACATTATGATTGATGAGGAAAATCCACAGAACGGTATAAAAGAACTTAGATCAATTGATCCACTTAAGATTAAAAAAATAAGAAATGTTAAAAAAATTCAAAATGGATCTAACTTATCAATTCCAAGATATGGTGAGGTTGATGAATTTTATGTTTACACCAATCAAAGTAAAGATGCAACTTTTCAAACCGGAGCGAGTGGTGTTCGTTTAACGATGGACTCCATCATTTACTGTCACTCTGGTTTGATTGATGCAGGATCAAAACGAGTGGTCGGGTATCTTCAAAAAGCAATTCGTCCATTGAACATGCTTCGTCAGTTGGAGGATGCTGCGGTTGTGTATCGCATGTCAAGAGCACCAGAACGAAGAGTGTTCTATGTTGATGTTGGTAATATGCCTACTCAAAAAGCACAACAATACATTGAGGGTTTGGCAAAACGATATAGAAACAAACTTACATATGATCAGTCAACAGGAAATTTAAGAGAAGAAAGAGATCACTTCCACATCATGGAAGATTTCTTCCTCCCACGAAAAGAGGGTGGTAAGGGAACTGAAGTTACAACTCTGCCGGGTGGCACAAACCTTGGTGAAATGAGAGATGTTGAATATATGCTTCAAAAACTATATTACTCATTAAATGTTCCACCATCAAGAATGCAGGCTGATAATGGATTCAATATGGGCAGACAAGCAGAAATCACACGAGACGAGGTGAAGTTTGCTAAATTTATCTCAAGATTAAGAGATCAATTTACAAATCTTATTCTCGACGCACTTAAAATTCAACTTTCTCTCACTGGTGTGATGAGCCTAGAGGATTTTGAACTATTACGACCAAAGATGAGATTTACTTACAACAGCGACTCACATTACTCTGAACTTAAGACCACAGAGTTGATGAAAGAAAGACTCACTGTTGCCGGTGGAATGGAACCATATATTGGTCGATATTTCTCAAATTCATACATAAGAAGAGAAATTTTTGGCATGACAGAGGACGTTGAGTCCAGAAACATGGCAGAGATAGCGAACGAAATAAAAACAGGTGAAATACCAACAGGACCACCACCCGAGGAGGAGCAACAATGACGAACCCATTAGTTTTACACGCTTTGAATGAAGAGAGGGAAAACTTTGATTCCTTAGCGAAAACAATGATTGAAGAATATCTCACAGAGAAATTGTCAGATACTCAAAAAGAACTTGCTTCTGAAATGTTTGAATCTGCGGCAACAACAGTCGAAAGCGACGATGCATTTGCGTCAATCATTAATGAGTGTTTACATGAAAATGTAATTATTGATGTTGATTTTGACAACGGTGAAAGAGTTGAACTCACACCGGAGTTAGCGACAGTTATCTCTGAAACGCATGATACTCTTCCTAAAGACATTCAAAATCAATTTAGAGATTCACTTTTTGAAAGTAAAGAAAACTTTGTGAGAATGATGGAAGCAATCATGGAGGAGGAAACTGATGAGTAATATAATCAAAGCCATTTACGAAAGAAAAATGTCTGATGCCAAGGATCTCATCGACGAGACTTTATTTAAAAAATTGGCAGAGGCATTAGTC